CTAGCGCGTCTGGCGGATCCAGTCCTGCAGGGCTTTCAGTTGCTCGGCGTTTTCATGGCAGGTTTGGTAGTTGGTGACGACGGTGGCGGCAACGGCAGAGAGCGCAAGTCCTTCGGCGGGCGCATCAGCATCTCGGGCGGGCTTGGGCAACTCACCGGCGGCGGCAGCGTCGTGCAGGCTGACAAAGCCACGGTGAACAGTACAAGCAGCATCAGCTTGGACGGGAACATAAACGGGCACCTCCTGAATGAGGGTGTCGCCCTTTTCGCGGACGATCTGGATGCGGTCGACGTATTGGGTGACGACCTGAATGGTGGCTTCGGCCTGCTGGATCTGCAGTTGGGCCTGGGCCTGCTGGTGTGCGGCTATGGCGGCGTCACACTGGGCTTGAACGTGATTCGTGCCCTTGAGCCAGCCGAAGCCGAACAGAGCGATGCAAAGCGCTGCCAGGGCCAGCAGCCGGTAGGGCCAGGCGATGAGGTTCATGGCGCGGCCTCGCCCATGCACTGCCGGTATTCGGCTTCTCGCCGTGTTGCCAGACCACCGCACAGGCGTGCATTGGCCGGGGCAGCGCAGTCTTTGCCCTGGAAGAAGCGCCAGCGCAGCAGCTCTTGGCAGGCGCCGGGGTAGTCCCCAGCGTTCAGTTTTCTGACAAGGGTAGATTGGCAGAACGCGCGCGGGCCCACGTTGTAGGCAAAGCTGACGTAAGCGTCGTACTCGTGCTGCGCCAGCGGCACGGTGACGCAGGTTTTGAGGGCGCCTTCGAACAGCTGGACATCGCGCAACGCACGGGCCAAGGCCTGGGGTGGCGTGGTGGTGTCGCCCAGGCGCACGGGCGAGCCGTCAGAGCGGGTGGTGCTGCCAAAGCCCAGGGTGGGCACGTCACCCTTGACCGGGATGATGGCGCGGTCGCTGTAGCCCTCGTGCAGCACCAGGCCCACCAGTGCGGCCGCCGACAGGCCCAGCGCGGCCACAGCGGTGCGCGGGCGCCTCATGGCTGTACCTCATGCATCTTGGGCTGAGCCACCAGGCGCGCCACGGTGGCGCCCAGACTGGCGGCAAAGGCCAGCAGCACGAACAGGCCCCGGGGCAGAAGGTCGCCCAAGAAGGGCAACACCACCTCAGCCGCCGTGAAGCACGCGGCCAGCAGAGAGAAGCGGATGCTCCAGGCCTGACGCAGCACGCGCGGCCAGTTGGTCAGCAGGCTGGGGGTGGGCAGAGATATTGGCAGGGGCTTCATTGCGTGCCTCCCATGAGCTTCAACTTGATGGCCGCACCGACCAGGATGACCGCCAACAGCCCAGTGGTGGCGACCTTGATGATGGTTTGCCAGGCGGTGTGGCGGGCCTCGCGCCAGGCTTCGAGCAGATCGCGCAATTCGCGGATGTCGCGCGCAGCGTGGCCGTTTTCCAGGCCGAGGTGGGCCAGGCAGCGCTCAGCACCGCGTTCGGCGGCACGGGTGAGCAGGTCGTCAAGGTCTTCGGGGCGCAGGGTGATGGGCTGCGGCGAACCAAGTTCTTGTGCGTTCTCCATGGTTGGGTCTCCAAAATGCAAAATGCCCGCACTGGATGTCTCCAGGCGGGCGTAAATAAAGGGTCTTTGCTTCAGGCGAAGTGATCGGCCTTGGCCAGTGGCTTGATGAAGTCGGGAAGGTGGTTGGGATTGATGCCAGCCGGAATCATGGCGGGATCAACGATGTCCTCCACCCGCTCGCCATCACGCAAGGCGTGAATACAAGCCGCTACCGTGCCCTCCTCCAGCGCGGTGAGGGTGTGGGTCTTGTTGCGGGCAATGAAGATGATGTGAGGCGCTGTGAACTCCGACACAGAGCCATCCACATCCACCTGCAGCCGCCCCTTGACCAGCAAAGTGGGGTGATCGAAGGAGTGCTTGTGGCCCTCGTTGACGTCACCAGCGTTTTCAAAAGTCATCAGCTTGATCCAGAGGTTGCTGATCAGGCTCAATTGAGATTTAGGGCTGGCCATTGGTACCTCCTGGTTGTGGCTCTGATGTGATATGTATGGATGGGTACGTGATGACAGGATCAAGACGACCGTCAATGGCTTTGAAGCTGATCATCTCTATGGTCACGTCGTCTGGGATATCCGCATTCGGGAAGCTGGTTTCGTCCTCGATCGCCGGACAGTCCGCAAGGGGCACGAGCCGAACATCCCCTTTTTGAAAATTGAAATAAAGTCGCTGCATCACTGCTCCTCAAACGAACTGGATGTAAGTGGCCGTGAACGAGTTCACATAGATGGAGTCGCCGCTCGACCCACTCAAAATCGAGCCGTAGAGGTCAAACGTGACCGTGCTGTTGGGCGGCACCGTGAACGTGCCAAAGTTGTAGGTCTGCACGCCTCGGGCCGAATACGTGCCATAGGTGCCGACGATGGAGCCGTTTTGGCGGATCTGGAAGCCGTAGGTGTCGTCAGCCGCGAAGTTGATCACCGCCGTCAAATTGATCTGCATTGACTTGGTGGTGCTGTAGTTCCAAATCGTGTGCCGACAGTTGCCCACATTGACCTGCACAGAACTCTTGCCCTGCGCAGCCATGTAAAACATGTTCGTGTAGTAGGTACCCCGAGACCACTGCGTGCTGGAATAGCTCGACCAGATCATGTAGCTGGGCGAGCCAATCGAGCGGCTGGCACCGGATGCCAGTGAGTTGAACGTCTGGAACAGGCTGAAGCTTTGCTTGACGTATTCGTCTGTGGCAAAGGATGTGGTGAGCACTCGCCCGGATGATCTCCAGGCAGTTCCGGTGCAATACAGGTCATAGGCTTCGCCCGGCGAGAGTGTCATGGTGGCACCCCCATCGATCAACTCGGCTCCGCTGGGATCCAAAGTCACCACACCAGTGCCTGAATTACGCACAGCGATGGTGAAACCCGCACCCAGCGTGGCGGCAGCGGTCAAGTTCAACGTGAAAGTCCCGCTGCAGTCGATCATCCGGCCCCGGTCGCTTGAGACCACGGTGTAGGTCGCTGTCTTGCTGACATAACCGGACCCCAGAGAACCCAGAGTGGCCAGCGCGGTCGCGGCGTTTCCGTCTGTGCCCAGCAGTCCCGCCAGGTAGGCGCGCAAATCGTTCAGCGCTGTTTTAAACTGACCCTCAGTGACTGTGGAGCCCGTGAAATTGGAAATCGGTGGCAAGGCTGGCATGTGCGTCTCCTTGTCACTGCGTCCACATCAAGGTGTTTTCACCTTGAGAGGCGGTCGAGGCGGAAACGGTCACGATGGACTCGCTCCCGCTGACGTTCTTCTTGAAGTAGAGCTTGCCGTCGGTCGTGTTGAGCGCCAACTCGCCCAGTTGGAGTTGCGCCGTGGTGGGTACCTTGCCCGCCACCGACGACTGCTTGACCTTGATCACTTGAGCCATAAACAGGCCTCCTTTTCTCTAAGCAGAGGGGTTGAAGAAATTTCAGAACGTGCCGCCATCGATGGCAGCGCTCGTGGACAAGGCGTCCGTGATGCCGTAACCCGCCAGCGTCGTGGGCTTGCCCGTCACGCTGGACCAGGCAGGGGTGTTGGTGGTGGTGCCCGCTACTGTGAGCCGGCCTTTGGCATCCACGGTGAAGGTGGGAATCAGCGCGCCAGAGCCGTAACTGGCGGCAGCCACACCGGTGCTGGCCAAGGTGGCAGAACCCGTGACGTTGACCGAGCCATCAAAGGCGGCGGACGTCCAACTCACATCCCCCGTCATGGCGATGGTTCGAGCCGTCAAGAGCTTGGTGGCGGTACCCGCATTGCCCGTGATGGTGGTGATGGTCACGGCACCCGTGGCACCGTTGACGCTGGAGACCGAGTCGGTGTTGTCGATCTTGTCCCAGGCTGATCCGTTGCTGACGATCCAGTCGCCAATCTGCCAGTCGGTAATGCCGCTCACGTTGGTGGCACCGGCCGTGGCGACCTTGTAATAAAAGCCCTTGTTGCTGCTGGACGCCGTTGGAATGGTGGGGGTGTTGGTGCTGGCGTTCCAGGTGCCTTGGTAGTTCAAGCCTCCGATGGCCACATCCGGCAATTGGGACGTAGGCACCTTGCCATCGGCGCCAAGGCCAGCCACGCCATTGGCTGCGCCCACCGCAGTGGTGGCCACCGCCCCAATGGCAGCGGGCGTGGGCAGCGCATGCACGTGATCGGCGCGTGCCGCCGTGGTGGCCGTGCCAACCGATGCGCTGGCCGCCAGGGCACTGGGGGCAGCCGAGGTCAAAGCCAAAGCATCGGTGATACCGTAGCCAGACAGCGTGGTGGGTTTGCCAGTGATCGAGGTCCAGGCGGGCGTGATCGTTAGATTGGCCGCCGCCGTGAGCCGCCCCTTGGCATCCACTGTGAACTGGCCAACCTGGGTGGCACCGCCGTAGCTGCCAGCAGTGACACCAGTCGCTGGCAAAGCCACCGCCACGCCAGCAGACACAGTTCCGGTGCCGGACACGTCGCCGGTGATGGCCAGGCTGTCCGCCTTGCGGGCAAAGGTACCTGGCCCTGCGATGGCCGCGACAACGTTCCCGCTTTCGCCAATGAACAAGTTCTCAGAAACTTCTGACCAGGCCAATTCGCCCACGGCCAGTGTGGGTGGCGTGGCGGTGGTGGTCGATCGTTTGATTTGTAGGGTTTGGGGCATGAAATCGCTCCTTGATATGAAAGTCGGGGATTCAAAAGTAACCGGCGTCGATCACGGCGTTGGGGTCAAGCACCCCTTGATCGCCTTTGTCACCCTTGGGGCCAGTGGGACCTGGCACACCAATATTGGTGAGCACCGTGCGCAAGCCTTGCGGCTGCACGCGTACGGTCTGGGTGCCGGTTTGCACGGTGACGCCCGGCTGGCGCGGCGTGGTGATGGAGATGCGGATGGCCATGGGTCACTGCTGTTCAATCGCGCGTGATCCGCATGGACACCAGCACACTGCCTTTGAGCAGTTGGGTGCGAATCCCTGCCGGGCTGGTCATGAAAAGGTCGTAGACGCAAGCGCGCACGGGCAATGCGCTGGTGACCGACGCGGACAAGGTGATGGCCACCGTGCCACTGGCGAGCCGACTTTCATCAAAGCCAAAGCTCGCCAGTACGGTTGGGTCTTCCGGCGTGGCGCGGATCTGGCCTTCAAAGACATAGCCCATCAGGTCCATCACCGCCCCGCTCTCATCGAGGGTGAGCGCCGTGTAGAAGGTTTCCCCTTGCGCCAACTGGATGTCGTACTTCGGGGCGCTCATCGTTGATCTCCTTTTTTGAGTTTTGGTGATCGGTCAATAGCGCCACATCAGTGACGCGGCATCGGTCTGCCACATCAGCTGGGCGTCACTGATCCACATGTAATCGGCACTGCTGCCATAGAACAGCGCCACCCAAGGCCCTGCGGTCATGCCCACGCCACGCACCCGGATCAGGGTTTGCGCGCCATAGAGGGATGTGACTGCGAAGTTGTTGGCACTGGTCTCTCCCACCCGGGTCCAGACCAGGTTGGCGGCGTACGGGTTGCTGCCCGCTGCCATCTCGATCTGGTAGGTCTCAGCGCCCGGTGCGGGCGTCCAGGTCAATAAGGCCTTGCTGTTGTCGGTCGTTGATGACCGCAGGGTCAGGTCAGCGATCAGCGGCGTGGTGTAGAGCGTGGTCAACTGGCTCGTCACCACCGCCGGGGCTGTCACACCCTGATCGGCGCTGTGCACAGACGGGTCCTCGTTGATCGCTTCGATCTCGACCTGGTGCAGACCACGAGGCCGCACCGCAATCACCTTGGCCAACTGCCGCCAGGTCTCGCCCCAGCCAAACGCGATGTGGGTGCGCTCGTAATCCTGTCCCGTGTAAGGCACGGTCACGGGCTGGGTTGTCAGCACCAGCTCGTTGTCTGCCGCCCCACGGCTGACGGCATAGGGTCCGTCCACGCCACCGGCTTTGGTCCGAAGACCGATGTAGTGATTGGCAGTGCTCCAGGTCAGCGGCTCAGACACTGTGAGTGTTCGGCTTACCGCAGTCCACGCCGTGCATTCTGCGAACTGGCCCCAGGCGGGCATGTCGTGCTGGATAGCGATCAGGTCACCAAACGCCGGAATGAAGCCTTCCATCTCGGTGGTGAATTTCACCAATCGGCGGCGGTATCGGTTGCTCGCTGCCTGGTACAACCCTTCTCGGTAGGCCTGCTGGCGACTGGTGACACCAAAGAGTTCGATTCGGGCCGGTTTGGCTGCTGTGCTGCCAGTGAGTTTGGCGGTCACCCGGCGTGTGGCCCAGACCTCGGCGTCCCAGTACGAGACTTCTACGGCATCGGCCATGTCGTCCGACGGCAGCAGGTACTCCACGCCGAAACTGCCCCGCACAATGTTGCGCATCGAGAACATGGCGACTGGCAAGCTCTGCGCGCCATCACGGGTGAACCGGATGATGCCGCCGAGCATGTAGGGCTTGGCTCGCCCCGCCTGCGCGATCTTGGTGATCGCCTCCCAGAAGTTCAGCGCCGAATCAAAGCGGGCATTGAACTCGTCGCCCCGGCTGGCCCACAGCGCATCGAGCGCTTTCAGCCCGGTCAGGTCCAAGCGCGCATCGGGCAACTTGGCCCCGTAGGTGGTGTTGCGACAGGCATCAGCCAGCGCCCAGGCGATGCTGCGTGTGGCCACCGGCGTTGACCAACTGCTGCCATTCCACACCGGCAGCTTGCGGGTGCAGACCACATTGATCTTGCGCGAGGCTTGGGCCGAGAGGTTGTTGGACGCGCGCATGCGCATCGCAATCAAGGTCACATTGCCAAAGGTCCGCGTCTCGGGAAGGTAGGCCCGCAGCCCGCCCCAGAGGATTTCATGACCAAAGCGAGTGTCGGTCTGCTTGGTATCCAGGCGTCGTACACGCACTTCGTAGCGGCCACCCGTCACGGTGAAACGCTCCGAGTAGCGCTGCGGCGTGGTGGTTTTGGCCGTGTAAAAGCGCTGACCCAACACGGACCAGTTGCCCGTTGCCACGCCCAGATCGTTGACCGTCCGCGCCTCAATGGCGAGCGACAGCGTCAATTCGCTCAAGGTGCCGTCGGTTTGGGCCTCATACAGCCCGCGCGAGAGCACGAAGTCCAGCCCCAGGGTGTTGGCCTGGGTGCCAGCAGCATTGGCCACAAAGCCACCGATGTAGTGCTGCAGGGTGACATTTCCACTGGTCGAGAGACTGCTGGCAGCCGTCACCGTGAAGGTGTCCGCGCTTGGGCCCGTGGCAACGGTGTAGGCGCCATCAACAGCCGTGCCAGAGTTGAAATCCAGGTACAGCACACGGCCCACGGCATAGCCATGCGCGGCCAAGCTGACGGTGATGGTCGTCCCAGACTGGCTGTAAGTCGCCGCCAGACTCCCAGCCAATTCCTGCCCTGAGACTTCCACAGAACTGACCACATTGGTTGGAAACTTGGTGATCGCGCCACCGGGCGGAATCACCTCGTAGTCGATCTCGGCAAAGTTCGCGACCGGCGTATCCTCGATACGAACCGCTTCGATCTCGTACTCCCCCATGCCCATGCATAACAGCTGGTACAGGTACTGCTCGTTGCCAGCGTATTCCACATAAGGCTGTGCGGCGAAGTCTGGGTAGGCACAAACACGTCCGTACTGCACCGGAATGGCCTGGTCCAGCCGAGCCATGTTGCCCTGCGCCTGCAAGTTGTACGTGGGCGATGGAGCCGCCAGGCTCGCCGCCTGTTGCGCCGTGGTGGGCTTGGGTGGCGGGATCACCGCATTGACCAGCGCCATCCCTGCCATGGTGATACCAGCGGTGGCCACCGAGACGAAGGCGTCGAAGGCCGCCACCGAACCGATGCTGCCCGCAGACACCCCCGCCCAGGCCAAGTTACTGGCCAGCATCGGCGCGTACACCATCACCGCCAGCATCAGCACCATACGCAATGGGTTTGACCCACCACCGCCACCGCCTTGCGGCAGCACGATGATGGCGATCAGGTCCCCGCAGCGAACCGGCTGGTCCCATGTGGCCCGCAATTGCGCTTCGCCGTTGCGAAGCACCAGGATGGGCTGATCCATATCTGGCACCAGCGCACGCAGGGGCACCGGCCCCGGGATGGCCGTGATCTGGCGGTCCTGGTGCGGATGAAAAGGGTTGCGGACGGTGATGCTGTGGGCGAACGGCTGGCTGTGGGAAATCAGCGCCGTCGATGCCATGACAGCCCCCTCAAGCCCACGCTGGGCAATGCAGCCACCGGGGTAAAGACCACACCAGCGGTTTCCAACGAATGCAGCACACCACCCCCATCGGCCTCCAGGTAGATGCCAATGTGGCTCGGGCGTTCGGATTTGCCCATCAGGCAGGCATCGCCTTCACGTGGCTCGCTCACACTCTGCCAATGGCCGTATTCCGGATGATCGTCAAAGGCACGCAGCGAGGCCAAGCGACTGGCCGCATCCACATCAATGGCCGCCACATCCCAGCCAAAGCGCTCACGCCAGACACGGCGCGCAAACGACCAGCAGTCACTGGTGCCCGCCACCCACGGCTGGCCGATGTACTGGCTGGCCCAGTGCGGTGCGCTGTCATCATGGTTTGAATGGTTCATTGCGCAATCAGTCCAGGAAATACTTCGGCCGTGTAATCCAGGCCGGGGAAGCGCCGGTTGGCGAGGTTCGGGAACCCACAGGTGGCACGCACCCGAAACACTGTGGCGGAAATCGACATCACAGTGAGCGTGAGCGGTGGGTTGTTCTGCGGAGCGGTCAGGTCCGACGACAGGAATGCCCGGTAGGTGACGGTGATCAGCTCGCTGCTACCAGACTGTCCGTTCATGGACGCCTCCACGTTGGCCAGGATGTCACGGCTGACGTTGTCGATCTCGATCACGCATTGCGGCACGGCGGTGTGCGTGACCTCGGGCGGCACCACATCAAAGGCGTAGCCCACAAAGGTCACGTACTGACCGGCGTTGCGAGGGGCACTGGACTCCAGCTTGGCTGTGAGATCCACGTGATCGCGCACCACCCGGATTGGCGTGGTGAAGTTCGGATGCCAGATCTCCAGCGTGTGGTGAATCACCAGGTTTGATGGCGCGCTGGCGTAGGCCTCCTTGATCGCCAGGCTCAGGGTGTCATCCGGCATCACCGCACCTCCAGTTTCGCGCTAACCTGCCAACGCGGGCCAGGCTGCATTTCAGATTGCCAGGGGCCGACGAAGCGGGCCTGGACCGAACGCAATCCGGCGTCCCCGGTGTTCAGGTCGACCGTGAACCAACTGGCTCCATTGGCGCAGTCGCCATCAAACCAAGCGCGAAACGCTGCCATTTGGGCATCGGAGAAACGCCAGGTGACACTCACTTGGTCATTGCGCGCAGCACTGCGGCGGCGCACACGGGGCGTTCCAGCCTCCATGTCGGTGCGAACGGTGGCATCCACGGGCGCGATCGCATAGCCCGCGACCAAGGGACGGGGCAGTGTTGTGGGCCAAGTGGCCATATTTGTCTCCCGATCAGTAGGCGCCTGCGACGCGGTTCAGACCATAGGTGTTGGCCAGCACGCCCGGGCCAGGACCGGCTCCGCGCGCCACATCGCCCCAGACATTGGCTGTGATCTGCTCCACCCAGACGTCGATCACCTGGTTGCCGTTGCTGTCGGTGCGCTGCTGTTGCTGGCCGCCTTTTCCGGCGGCCTCGATGACGTTGACAATGACGGTGCTGCCACCGCCATGGACTTTCACACCCAGATCACCATCGCGCATGCGCGTGAGCGGCATGATGGCCTCACCTGGGCTGCCGGGTTTTTCTCCCATGAGGCCGATGCGAGGCACGCTCGTGAAACCTGCACCTTGTGCAAATGGGAACAGCGTCGGCCGATCAACCACCGTGTTGCGGTAGGCCGATAGGACTGGGCCTTCGAACACATTGCCTTGGGCCGAAGGAAACAGGCTGCCCCACATCGAGCCCAAATCCAGACCAGCCATCGCACCATTCATCACATTGGCCAAAGGCAGCGTGATGGCGCGCTGGATTTGGATGCGCACCAAGTCAGAAATGATCGAATCGGCCAGGGATTTGAAGTCCAGCTTGCCGGTCATGACGAACTGGGTCAGTGCCGTCTCCATCCCCTTGAATGCATTGGCCGTGACTTGCTGCGCTCGCTTGGCCGCGTTGGTCGCATCGTCAATGTAGGCGCGCAGTGCAGACTTGGTGCCGTATTCAAAGCTGCGCTGGTACTCGCCATTGGCGCGCACAAGGTCTTCCACGATCGGTAACTGCCGGGTCAATGCGTCGTTGATGGCTTCAATGGTCTGCGCCCGCAGGCCTGGATCCTCGATCTGGTCGGCTTCCTTGCGGGCAGCGGCAGCCGCTTTTTCCAGATCAGTGCGAGCTTGCAGGGCAGCCTTCTCGCCATCGGTCATGTCCAACATTTGGCGTTGCAACTGCAGAGCTTCGATCCGTTGGCGGTTGCTGCCGATCAGGCCTTCAGTGATTTTGCGCGAGGCGGCTTCTTCTTTTTCAAACGCATCGAATGCCTTGTCTTTTTCCTTCTGGCGCTCAATCGCTTCGAGCACCTGGATGTACTGCTCGGCCTGAGCAGCCACACCCTGGTAGCCCTTGGCCTCGATCTGCAGCGCACGGGCGCGCAACTCAGCGGCTTCACCGTCTTGGGTGCGGGTCAGGCGTGCGCGCAGTTGATTCAGGAAGGCTTCGCCTTCGTTGATCTTCTCGGCAGGCTTGGGCTTCTCGAAGCCGGAGAGATCCAGCGATGGGCGGGGTTTTCGCGGCAGGGTTGGCAGAAACTTGTCGTAGATGGCCTGCACTTCCTTGGCCTGCGCCTCGGTGTCCAGCACGAACTTCTGGCCCATGACGCGCACCGTGCGGCGCTGCTCATCGAAGAATTTCTGTACCCGGTCCACATAACCAGGATTCTGGTTGATGTTGAAGAGCCGGTCGTTGGCGGCGCGGACATAGTCGTCACGAGCAGTCTGCAGCTTGGCAATCTCGGCATCGATGACCTTGGGGTCGTAGCCCATGGATTTCATCGATCGCAGCAAGTCCGTCTTGAACCAGGTCTCAATGTCTTTGCCCACCACCGATAGGCTGTCAAATGGCTGGGCAATGACCCGCTTGGCCAGCACGGCCGATTCGGCAATGAAGGCCAGACCCGAGGCGACCGATTCCAGGAATCCGAGCGTAGCTTCCCGGTTGGAAGTGATGCGCTGCAACTCATTGCTGAAACTGCCTGTCTCGCCTTGGGCCAGGATCACCTGCTCAGTGAAGTCGGCCAACACCGGGATGACAGCCGCACCGATCTGGCGCTGCACGCCCTCGAAGATGGCCGACAGGCGCGTGAGGTTGTCATTGAAGACCTCGGACGCCCGGGCCACGTCTTCGGACATGACCAGACCCAGACGCTGGGCTTCCTCCATCAAAGCCGTGATGCCTGCGCGTCCCTGGTTCAGAAACGGGATGATGGACAGGCCTTCTTTTCCGAACAGTTTGACGGCCAAGGCTGCCTTGTCGGCGCCATCGGGCATGGCAGAGAACTTGTCAGCCAAATCCAGCAGGACCTGTTCCGTGGGTCGGATTTGGCCATTGACATCGGTGGCCGACACCCCAAGCGCCCGCAGAGCAGCACTGCCTTCTACGCCGTTGATCTGGGTGTCGAACATGGCCACCGACAGCTTTTGCAGGGCCTTGGTCATGCCTTCGGTGCTGACATCCGAGAGCTTGGCGGCGTAATCGAGCGCGGTCAGGGCCTCGACCGACACCCCGGTCTTTTGCGAGAGCTTGAAGAACTCATCGCCCACTCGCGCCACCGGCATGACCAGGGCAGTGATACCCACACCCAGCGCGGCGATACTGGCCCCGGCTAGCAAACCCGCAGGACCGAGTTTGCCCAGGACCGAGCCCAACATACCCAGCCGGTCAGTGGCAGCCTGCAGCTGGAACTTGGCGTCATTGGCTGCACTGGACAGGAGCTTGAGGCCACTGGACGCCGGGGTGGCTGCAGCCTCGATTTTTTTGAGCGAGCGCTCCCCCTTCTCGCCGATTTCGGACAGCTCTGCCTTGACCTTTCCGCCGTCGATGACGGACAGGCGGATGGAGAGATTGCGTTCAGCCATGGGGAATCCGTCTTCGCTTTATTCGTCTTGATGAAATGCGCTCATGAGGCCCGCCTCTGCTGCTGGAAACAGATCAATCGCCGTGGCCTTGTCCAATCCAGCGCACTCGCAAGTCAGCATCCAGGCGTTGAGATCCAACCCGACCACGCGACCCTGCGCCATGCGCAACTGGCTGGCACACAGTTCAACGGCACTGGCGGCTTGCCAGCCTTCCAGGCTCAGTGGCGCGTTCATGGTGTAGGGACACTCGGGGCACGCATTGGGGCAGGCCTTGCAGTAAGCAGGCCCGCCACCGAAGTGCCATGCGGTACGAGCCTTCAGACGTTTTTTTCGGAATCCAGGGCGTAGAGGCCAACCAAGTACTCGCGCTCGAAGGCATCGGCCAAGAGCCAGTGCTCCATGAGCGCCGTCACTCCCTCGGGCGTGACGGCAGCCGGTTTACCCTTGTCATCGGCCACGCCTTCCCAGGCGAGCACGGCCAGCTTGGCAAGTTCGGTGATGAGGGTGGCGGTGCGTTCGCCCGCAGCGGCGATGTCGGTACCGGCCACTTTGGAGGAGGCATGGCGCGCGGCCATCACCAGGGCAGTCGTGGCAGGGCGGACCTGCAGGCGCACGCCTGCGGCCAGCGTGATCCAGTGCGGTTCACGTGCAATGTTGAGTTTGATCATGAGAGTGTCCTGGGAGTGAATCAATACGTGGTCACGTCGTTCACCAACTCGACGGTGAGCATCTTGTTGGCTGCGACATTCTTGGCGGCTTGCCATTCAAAGGTGGCCTGAATGCCGCCCGGCCCAGAGATGGAGACCTTGGGCTTGGGCAGGTAGACCTCATGCGCAATGAAGGTCAGGCGCTTGGTCGCATCGATCGTGTAAGCGAAGGTCAGTTCCAGCGGCGTGTTGTTGGTCGCCGCATCGATGAGCTGGGTATCGGCAAACCGTACCTCCAAGTTGCCAGTGAGGCTGGCCACGGTAGGGTCGGCGCCATCAATCTTTCCGTCCGATCGTATGGTCTCAATGCGTTCGAGGTTGTTCGAGTAGGTCAGTTGAGCTGAAACCACGTTGCCGAGCGCCGTGCCGCCCTTCTTGATGGATCCCTGGAACTGGTTGAACCGCAGGATGTCGCGCGTCGTCGGCGTGGAGTCGATGGTGGCCGCCTGCTTGACCTCACCTTGGGCGATCAGGCCGACTGTGGCATTGGCCGCACCCGAGCGGGCAAAACCCACCTGCAGGCTGTTGACCATGACGCCAGAGGCCACAAACCAAGCCGGAATATCGGGCAGACCTGTCTCCAGACTGAGGCTGGGCAAACTGGACTTGCCAGAAATGAAGGTGTGGGTCAGCGTGCCGGTGCCTGTGGTGGTGGCGCTGCCCAGCAGGGCTTTGAGCCACATGCCGATGTTGCGCACATCCACAGGCACGACCATGTCGCCTTCGACCTTGATCACATCTCGAATCGGCGCATTGGGCTCACGACCCAGGCCGATCAGGTCGTTGGCAATCAGCCCCTGTTCGGAGCCGAGTGTTGTCGATACAAAAGGCAGCTTCCAGTAGTCGCCCACTGGGTTGCTGCCATAGGTGGTTTCGAACGCAGCCAAGAGGCTGGCGTTCGCGCCGTAGGCACGGGCCATAGGTTGTTCTCCTTCGGATTTGGGATTCAGTTCAGCGGCCCTGAACTGCTGTAGTGCAGGACCATGGTCAGCAGGCAGGCCTTGATGCCACTGGTCCCATCGGGGGCCAGTTCATCGAATTTAGGAGGGCCGATTTCGGCGTACTCGATGACGCCACCAACCGTCCGGTCGGCTTCGATCAGGGTTGCCAGCTCGACCAGCAGACCGTCCATGCGGGCATCCCGAACTGCAGCATCTGGATCGGCCACAAACAGCTCGATGGCCACCTGGTGCTGCCAGTGGTAGGTCAGCGGTGAGAGCGTCACCTCCGGCTCACCCATCTCACCGTCGCGCAGGATGGCCATGGCTTGATCTGACACGCGCTCAGGCAACGCGGCGTT